TTATGCCAGACAGTTTCGCCATTAACAAGACGAAACCCACCAATAAGATCATCCTCGTCAGTCTCAATGGTGATGTTTACACGGATTAGTTCTCTATTTAGTTGTGAACACGCTTGTTCAACAGAGAACGTTTTACCATTACCCGAGAGACCCGTAATGAACGTTGGATAGAATAAACGGGACTCAATAATTTTGCGAAGATCGCTAAAATTACCAAACTTGACGAAGGTGTCATCTTTTTCAGGAATAAGATTCTGTTCAATAGCAGGAGAAACGGCAGGGGATTGATAAGTCTGTTCAAGTTTTTCTTGAATGGTCAGATTCCATTTACCACGACCACATTTATAATCATCCAGTTTTTTAGTAACAGTCTGATAAGATGTGTTGTTGAGAGCACACCAAGCTCTCAAATCTCCAGAGGTAACAGAGTCACCATAAAGAGATTGAAGTGATGAAACAAGGTGTTCAACGGAAATGGTCATTCGGTGTTATTGCTTTGTTGTTATTATAAATCTCCATTCGAATCACACAATGGAGAACGGACACTTCTAAAACTGACTCAACAAACCAATTCCACAAATTCACCTAAGATTTTTTTATTTAGGGATTTGGACTTGAGAGATTTAGAAAAGGCTGATTTGATTTTGGATTTAGATGCATCCTCTTCGACATCAAATTCAACATCATTGGAAAGTGAATTGTTAACCAGAATAAAATAAGAGTGATAACCAGACTTATCTTTGATTACACAATTCTTTTGTTTTCGATAATTCTTTTTCATTTCATCTGTCATGACACCTTCATAACGATTGATAAAACTAATAAACTCACGAGAAGGAATAACACGGAATCCAATAAAGTTTACATCTGGAAATGATTGTCTCAAATCATCCAAGAAGACTTTAGTGAAACTCCAATAAGGAATTTCAAACTTATAAGTGTGTCCAGTTTTTCGATTACGAAGATAAGAAAGATCTTGACGAATGTGATAAGAACCAAGATCTTCTTTTTCAAGAGAGGGATGTGATAACTTTCGATAAACTCGAAGAGGAGGTGCTTCTCCATCAGTAAGAATCACACACTGAACTTTCTGAAGTTTATTCTGTTGTTTGAATTGAGGAATAATTTTATGTAAACAAATCAGGGACTCATTCAGTGGAGTTCCAGACAATGACATCCGTGGAGGAGCAGTGTAATAGGTGTAGTTATTAAATGTTTTCACAACCTTCCAGATGTTTTTCATCTGGTGATCCAAATCCCTCTTATTTGTTTTGTGAGTAAACAAGTTCATCAATGAGAAATCATCATCAATGATGAATTGATTTTCAATCTTCTTCGAAATAATTGGATTCTTTCTAAATTCAAGTTGGTTGTTATAGTAACTTGTGAAGGCATAGACCTCAAAAGGAATGGTAACTTTCTTACAAAACCAAATCAAATTATAAAGTTGTTTGATGGTGTCAACCATAATTTCTGCCATTGACCCAGACCAATCCAAAATAAAGATGAGACCATGATTCTTTCCATCAGGAATTACACTGATTTTCTTGAACAGGTCTTCCTCATATCTGTAAGTGTGTAGTTTAGAGCAGTCCAACACTCCACTCCGACTAACAGAAGTACGAGCATAAGAATCAGCAGATTTTCGACATTCAAATTCTTTGACAAGGTAATTTACCTCCTTCTGTGCACTTTTCTTAAATGATTCAAATTCTGATTCAATTTCTTGAAAATCATCAGAGAGATGTTTTTGTTTCATTTCAAGAAAAACATCAAACCAATCATCAATCTCTTTATGAATCTCTTGATTGGGAACAATTACATTCTCAATGTTAACATTTGGAGATTCATAATAACCAGTTGGAGAGTTGTAATTATCTGAAGAAAGATCCTTTGTTCCATTCTGAAACGCTTCATCAGTTTCAACTTGAATGGATTCTTCATTTTCAGTTTCCTCTCCTTTCTCCCCTTCTGGTTTCTGTTGTGGTTCACCTGTGGAAGAGTTACTAGAAGAACCACCTTGAGTGGATCCATTAGTGGATGATTGATTATCTTTCTCTGGTTTTATTTCTTCAATCTTATTATCTTTACAGAGTTGATAAAGTTTCTCTGCAGCATCAACAGAATCCTGAAAAGTTTCCAGTGTTTGAATGAGGTTTACAATCTCAAGTTCATCTTCCGTAAGAATCGGAATCTCTTGAAAGTTACCAATCTTGAAGTAAAGATTGATGCGATCAGCAAGATTCATCTTTGTGAGATCTTTATCTTTCAGATCAAAGAAATCATCTTCAGAAAGTTCCTTATAACCTCTATAAAAACTTTTAGCAATTCCAGGATAACGACGTTTCATCAACTTCTCGATTCGAGCATCCTCAGTCACATTGACAAACTGACGAGGAACTCTTTCCTCAAAATCCCATTCATTGGGTGTGTAGAGAGCATGACCCACTTCATGTCCAACCAACATGTCATAAACATCATTGGATGCCTTATCCCACATAGGGAGAGTGAGAACCCGACTCTCCACATCAAAGCAAGCAGTAGGAACTTTCTTATTCTCAACCAAGAGATCCTCAGTGGAGAGAAGTCGAGCCAAGTTTGCTTTGATTTCGTAGTTGACGGGCATTGTGTGGATCTTTTGGTTTTATCATTCTAACTTGATTTTTGCCTGGTTTTGAACAACCCTTAACAATTTAGAAACTGGCACAATAAACCCCCAAAGAATCTTCTCTGGGGGATCTAAGGGGCCTTTATCCGATAGTTTAGTTAACGGTTAGAATGTGTCTACAAAATCGTTTAGCATCATGATCAACAATTCCACATTCTGCAATACACTGGAAATAATCGGAAACTTGTCTTTGTCTCTCGTCTAATGTTTCCTCATCTTTCCAATTCCATTCTGAAAGTTCATTGTAAGAAATTAGGTTTTTCATGATAACCTCCTTCAATCGTGAATAGTTTAACTAACCAAATGGCTAAAACCTTTGGTCTTTTCAAAACGCATTACGGACTCAAACTTTTCTTCCATTCCTGATTTGTGTGAGATTACGAAAATGTTTGCATCTGTAATTTGATAACGAATAATCTTCAAGAATTCTTCTGTTCCAAAACCATCAAGTGATGAATCAAAAACTTCATCCATAATCAAAAGGTTGGTGTTGACTGAATTCTTGAACCTAGCAACTTCTCTCCATGTGAAAAGAAGTGCCAAATCAATTCTCATCTTTTCTCCTTCACTAAACGACGAGTAAGAGAAGTCCTCATGGATTGGAGACTCAATGGTCTCATTGAATTCCTCGTCGAGTTGAAAGTTGATGTAGAAATCCATCATCTGGAGATACTTGTTTACTGATTGATTAATCAGAGGCAAATACTTCTTAATGATTTTAGTTTTTACTCCTCCATCTTTTAAGAGATTGTATGTAAAATCATAGTAAGAGATGTTTTCTTTTTTGGATCCTAACTCCTGATAGGTGAATTGAAGACCGTCTCTGAACTCTTCAAGTTTTTTATGTTCAGTATTTCGTTCTTCAAGTTGCTTGGCAATTGTTTGAATTTCAGATTCAAGTTGTTTAATCTGCCTCTGACAACCAGAGATGTAAGTATTGTTTTTAGTAATGCCATTCAGTAGTTTAGAAATCTCTCCTGATGTTTTGGTGAATTTAGACTCCCTCAACTCTTCCTCTTTGATTGCCTGTTGGATCTTTTCAATCTCAATCGTCAATCCTTTTGCTTTATCTTGGGAGTCTTCAATTCTATTTACACGAAAAGTTTCTTCAATGTTTTGATCACAGGTTGGACAAACCGAATTCTTTGAGAAAAACTTGTGGTTTTCCATAACCATAGAGATCTGTTGAGTTAACTTCCCCTTTACGTTACCAAACTCACGGAGTTTTGTTGAATAATCCTCCAAATCTTTTAATGTTTGTTGAAGTTTATCTGATTCCTCCGTAAGTGTTTGATTCTCATTCATCTTATCAGTGGAATCAGAAAGAAGTTGAGAAATTTGGGAATTCTTAAGGTTTATGCTTTCTTTTCCTTGTGATTCAATCTCATTAATAAAGTTTTTTTGCATCTCAACTTTATCTTTCAAAGATTCTTTCTTCAACTCCAATGTTCGAATCTCTTCTCGAATCATTCGAATCTTATCTTTGATAAGAATGTTCATGGAGGAGAAGATTCTGATGTCCAACAAATCCTCCACAACTTCTCTTCTAGAGTTACAGGGAAGTTGCATAAAGGGAACAAAGGAACTTGAACCCAAGATAACAATTTGAGTGAATGATTTGAAATTCATCTTCAAAACACTCTGTTCCAACCACTTCTGTTGGTCGATAGCAGAATGTGATTCATCTAAAAGTTCATCATTTCTCCAAATCTTAAAGATGTTTGGTTTGATTCCTCTTTGAATTTTCCACCCAACTCCATTCACACTAAACTCAATCTCAACCAATGTTCCCTTCTCATTGGTGGTGTTGATGAGTTGTGCTTTGTTAATTTTTCTAAACGCCTTTCCGTAGAGTGAGAAACAAAGTGCATCCAGAATCGTGGATTTACCAGCACCATTTGTTCCCACAATCAATGTGGTTGAACACTTATCCAGTTCTACTTCAGTTGGTTGATTGCCTGTTGAAAGAAAGTTTCTCCAAGAAATCTTTTCAAATAAAATCATGTGCGTTATCAGGTGGAATCACAACATCATTAGGAGTTATTATAAAATATCTGTGATCATGTATTTCACAAGTCTTAATCATGATTTCATCATCAATCTCAAGGACTTTCATTTTAGGATAATCTAAATCTTCCAGTTGCATGGAGTAACGAAGTGCATCATCTTCCTTTTCAAAGATGTAAAGAACTTGTTCTCCATCTTCATCAATAACTGAATAAGCACCTTCTCGTTCTCTTCCTTCAACTGTGATGATAAACATCAAACCATCTCACACGCTTCTTGATAGATTTGTCGGATTTTAGCTTTCAAGAGTGATTTATCAAGCTCAGTTTCCGACTCCTCAATGTATCTATCCAGAATTGTCATTGTGTCTTCAACTTCATAATCCTGTTCCTCTTTATCATACCATCCACTGAAGTCATAGTTCTCAACAATCTTCAGGTCAGCAACTCCAACATCATAAAGTTTATCAATGAACTTTTCAAACTTAACTTTGTCAGATTTCTTACGAACAACAACCTTTACAATCTTGTTCTCATAAGGTCGAGAATCAAACATTTGATAATCAGTGTCTTCATAGTAAATGTTATGAAACAACTGATAAGGATTGTTGACGTAGGTGTGTTCTAAAGTGTCTGTATCCAACAGAGTGAAACCTCTGGTGTCGTTGACATCTGTCCAGAACATTTCGTAAGGATTACCGAGATAGAAGACTCTTCCATCATCGGATCGAGTATGATAGTGTCCAGAATAGACACGTTCGAACTTATCAAAGATTTCTCTTTCAGTCCCATGTTCCATGAGAATGTGTTTGTTGACTTGAAACCCATTGAGTTCCAGGTGTCCCATGGCAACTGTGGATTTTGTTTTGTTGATGAGTTTAACTGTTTCTGAATGGTTCTCTTCATTAATCCAGGGAACGAAGAGAACTTTGAGATCACCCAAAGAAGATTCTGTAGGAGAAGAATAAACCTCAACATTATCATATTCTTTCAGAAGAAGGTCAACAGCATTAATTGAGTTGGTGTTCTTATAGTAGGCATCATGATTACCCACCATCAGATGCAACTTGATTCCTCTTTCTCTGAGTGGATCAAAAACAACTCTCTTTGCCCACTGAAGTGATTTGAATTCGATTCCTCTTCGGCTATCGAAAGCATCACCCATGTGCACAACAGTTTTAATTCCTTTCTCATCTAAAGTGGGAAAGAAAACATTCTTGTAGAACTGTTCGAAATAATCGTGAAAGAGTTTAGATCCTTTTCTGCAGCCGTAATGAGTATCAGTTAAAATTCCTATTTGCATCAAGAATAACGAAGCTTGTTGTGGACCGCATCTTTGATTGAATTATAATCTGAATAATTTCCACTGTCAAGATCATTGGCATCAAAAACTTCATCAAAGTCAGATCTTTCTAGAATCTTATTTTTGATTTCCAACTGTTTCTTTTCCATTGAAATTCTTCTTAGGAAAGCAAAGTAAATGATTTGAGTAAAGTAAGCAAATGGATTCTTTGACTTCTCTGGATTGAAGTTGTGAATGTAACGAACACAGTTTTCAATCCCATCACAAATCATGTCCTCACGGAACATGTAGTTTACAAAGTTTGGTTTATAAGAAAGGTGATTGGCCATCTTCAAGAAACAATCACCAATGTAACGAGGAATTGGTGGTTTTGGTTTATCGTTTAACTTTGCTCTTTCAACTTCTGCAAAGTAATTCATCAAAGCATCAAGAAAGTCTTTGTTATTCACATAGTGTTCTTTTTTCTTTGGCTTTCTCATTACTTTGTAATCTTTTACAATCGACATTTACTCTTTTCATTTATGAAATCATTATAACTTATTTTCAGGACTTGTCACACCCATGTGATTTTCACTACAATAGGTTTGTCGAGGTTAAAGGGACAGCTTAGCTATAGCTTAGAGGCACTTAGAGAGCCTCTTGGGACCCACCTGAATTCTCG